ACTTGGCTTCGAAGAAAGAAGTTGAAGATGCAATGTCTGAAAAATCAGTTGCTGATATGTCAAGAGCAAAAGCACTCAAATCATTGTTCCGTATTATTACACCAAAGCTGACTACAAAAGATATTCCTTGTATTGCTGTTAACCACACATACAAAGAAATCGGCTTGTTCCCAAAGAATATTATTTCTGGTGGTACAGGTATTTACTATTCAGCTAACCAAATCTTTATTATATCAAAGGCTCAGGAAAAAGAAGGTACTGACTTGGCAGGTTTCAAGTTTACTATCAATATTGAAAAGTCAAGATATGTTAAAGAAAAGGCGAAGTTGCCGTTCAAAGTATTGTATGATTCAGGTATTCAAAAGTGGAGTTCATTGATGGACCTTGCGATTGAAGCAGGTATGATTACAAAGGCAACACAAGGATGGTATAATTTGACTGACCTTGAAACTGGTGAAATCATTGAACCAAAACGTAGAGGTAAAGATATTGAAACTGATGATGAGTTCTTTGAACAATTAGTTCAGAATGAAAAATTCAATGCCTTTATTGAAAAAAGATATAAGCTAACAATGGTGGAGGAACAAGATGCTCGAGAAGACGATACTGTCGAATCTGATACTGAATGAGGATTACTGCCGAAAGGTATATCCTTATCTGAAATCCGATTACTTTGATGATACCGTTCTTCGTAAAGTATTTGATACGGCTTCCGAGTACCTTGAAAAGTACAAGGAGCCGCCATCTATTGAGGCGCTTAGGATCGCTGTTGACCATCGTAAGGATCTAACTGAGGACACTTATCAAGGTGTCCACTCTTTTGTTAATGAAATACAAATTGACAATGATACACAATTAGATTTTTTACTTGATGAAACTGAAAAGTTCTGTCAAGACAAAGATTTATATAATAGTATTCGTAAATCAATTTTGATTCTTGATGGTCAAGACACCGTAAATGGTAAAGGAGAAATCCCAAGGCTGTTATCTGATTCGTTAGGTATCAGCTTTGACCAATCGGTAGGTCATGACTTCCTTGAAGATATTGATGATCGTTATGAACACTATCATCGTAAAGAAGAAAGGATTCCGTTTGATATTGACATCCTCAATAAAATTACGAAAGGTGGTATACCTCGTAAGTCTATGACTGTCCTCCTGGCAACAACAGGTGGTGGTAAGTCATTATTGAAATGTCACATGGCAGCAAATCATTTGATGTATGGAAAGAATGTTCTGTATATTACAATGGAAATGGCTGCTGAAGAAATCGGCCGTCGTATTGACGCAAACATTATGGATATTACTCTCGATGAAGTTGTCGAAGTACCAAGAGATGTTTACGAAAAGAGAATGGCTCGATATAAAACAAAGACAACAGGTAAGTTGGTAATCAAAGAATTTCCTACAGGATCTGCTCATAGCGGACACTTCCGTCATTTGCTGAATGAACTGAAACTCAAAAAGAACTTCAGTCCTGATGTTATCTTCCTTGATTACTTGAACATTTGTTCATCGTCTCGTGTTCGAGGCGCAGCTGCCGCGAATAGTTATACTTTAGTAAAATCAATTGCTGAAGAAGTTCGTGGATTGGCAATGGAATATAATTGTGCAATCGTAACTTCTTCTCAATATAACAGAGATGCTTATGGAAACTCTGATGTTGATTTGACTAATACTTCTGAATCTATGGGTATCACTCATACTGCTGATGCGATCTTTGGTCTTGTCAGTTCAGAATACCTCGACGAAATGAATCAATTGATGATTAAACAATTGAAGAATCGTTGGGGAGACATTAGTTATTATCGAAGGTTCCTAGTCGGTATTGACCGATCCAAGATGAAGATTTATGAGCTTGAGGAATCTGCTCAGCAAAATATAAATCTTGATGGTCCTGGAGGTGGTCAGTCGCCGGGAAAGAAACAGAGTTATGATGACGGTCCTGTATTTGACAAGACCGATATTGGACTTAGATTAAATAAACGTAAGTCAGGCAAAAATGTATTCGGTGATGTAGAATTGCGATAGATTTATCTGTATAAATAAACTAAAGTACACTAGAATTTATACAGGTAATTCATGCGCAAGTTTAAATCATTTATTTCCGAAGCCTCAATTATGAAGCCTGACTATGTCAATGGTCATAAGGTTACATATAAAGGTTCAGGCTTTTCTGAATTAGACAAACTAGGATATAAGAAAGGCGATGTCTTTGAAATCGTCGGTGAAACACCAAGAGTGGATCTCGCTGTTGGTAAAGAAGGTTCTGAATACACAAAATATCTAAAAGGTCCTGACGGCAAAATTATACAATTAAGAGGAGGATTATCTTACAAGAGTTCCTCCTTCACTCATTATAAAGAAGGTGGAGAAATGCCTTCTGGTGCAGAGTGGGAAGATATTATTGTATATGCATATAACGAATTAAATGGACAAAAGACTGATTCTGAAACAGAAGAAGTCGCAATGAAATATTGGGAAAAGTATAAAGATAACGCACGTGCTATTGCTAAAAACTTTGATAAAGGTTTATCCTCAAATCGTTTGGTACAAACTGGTAGAGGTATTGGAGCTGTTAATCTTGGTCCTATATGGAAAGAAAGCGGCGCAAAGAATAAGACTCCAAAGACGGATATTGCTTCTGCAGATTTCAAAGAAAAAATCAGCCTTAAGAAAGGAGGCGGAAGTCAATTAGCTTCTGCTGAAAAGAAAGAAGCAATCGCAATTGTTAAAGCTGCTCTCGCTGAAATGGGAAATGAGAAAAAGTTTGCCAACGATCTTGTTGCCAATATCGAAGACAAGATGACCAAATTAATTTCAAACGAAACAGTAACAAGTTTAGCTGCCCAATCAAAAGGCGGTATGGAAAAGTCAGCTGCAGTGATTGATTTTGAAAAGAAAGATAAAGGCAATAAAGAATTATCTGATATGCTTCAATCTTATATTAATCAAGACACTGAAGCAAATGCGTTATTTTCAAAATATGTTGTATTAGAAGCAAGCACAGGAAACAATAAGTTTGGTTCTCCTACTTCAAAAGCAGCTGCTAATATATTAGGTAAGTTTGAAGTAAATGGTAATGTTGTATTAGAACCAATCAATAATATCCACGACCCTATTATTAAAAAGTATGCAGCAACAGTTAAACCTTATGTTGCATTTAAGAAAGGCGGTGGAGGCTCCCCTGCTTATTCAGCAATGCGTTTTTCTATCAAAGAAGATGTTCAAACTTTCAGAGATCTTGTCTTGGAAGAACTATCAAATGTTGATGGTTTATTAACAGAAGACTTTTTGGCAGAAGGTCCATTTGATATGATTAAAGGTGCAGTGAGTAAAGCTAAGAGTTTCGGTAAAGCTTTGCTTGATAAAGTAAAGAATGCAATAAAGGTAATTATTAAAAAAGTCGGAGCAATATTGAAAAAGATTGCGTCTTTAGGTAAAAAGATGTTTTCTTCTTTAATGAAGTTTCTTGGATTGGATATAATGTTTGCTAACAATATTCCTGGTGAGGTAACATTGTGAAGCAGTATAAAGATTTTGTAAACGAAGGGCCAAACGATCCTGCGATCTTTAAAGCAATATTTTTAGCAGGCGGACCTGGTTCAGGTAAATCATTTATGGTTGGTCAAACATCATTGGCTGCTCATGGATTTAAAATTGTAAATTCTGATATTGCATTTGAAAGGGCAATGGAGAAAGCAGGATTGTCAATGGACCCTGAAACAATCTTTTCTGCTCAAGGACAAGCAATAAGAGATAAAGCAAAACGATTGACTGGTATTCAATTTGAAAGATATGTTGAAGGTCGATTAGGTTTAGTCATTGACGGAACTGGTAAAGACGAAGAGAAAATCAGAAATCAAGCAATGAATTTAAAAGCATTAGGTTATGATGTAGCAATGATTTTTGTAAATACAGATTTAGATACGGCAATTGCTCGAAACGAATTAAGACCGAGAAAATTACCGACAACAACAGTAGTGACAATGTGGAAAGCAGTTCAGAAAAACATTGGTCGATTCCAAGGATTCTTTAAAGACAATTTATTAATACTTGATAACTCCGAAGGTACACAATGGACAAACTCTGCACAGGTCGGTTATAAATTTGGTAAGAAATTTGCTAATAAACCCGTAACAAATAGAAAGGCAGTTAATTGGATTAATTCTTTTACACCTTCAATGGTTGAGTCAACATTATCCGCGCCTAATGTTGCTATCCTAGATGCGTTACTTGCTGATGTTAAAAAGAAATTAGAAAAAGATTTAAAACGCGGAAGTAATCTAAAAGATTTAGATGATATTGCCGCGATGGTTAACAAACGAGTTGAGAAAGATTTTAAACACAAAGGTTACGCAAGATTAAAGGATCGTAAATGAAGTCGTATAATCAATACATAACTGAAGCAGAACAAAATCTTCATATGACTCACCTTGAGGACGCGGTCATTGATGGCGGTGTCACAGGAACACGTAACGTAATTAATTATTGTCGTCATATACGCGATATGCTTTCAGGAAATACATCTGCGCCTGTAAGTATGACAACCAAGTGGGACGGTGCTCCTGCTATCTTTGCTGGTAAGGATCCTGCTGATGGTAAATTCTTTGTCGCAAAGAAAGGTGTATTTAATAAAACACCAAAACTATATAAAACAAATGCAGAAATTGATAATGACCTAAAAGGAGACCTCAATACAAAATTTAAAATTGCATTGAGTGAATTATCCAAGATAGGAATTGAAGGAGTGGTGCAAGGTGATTTCTTATATTCAAAAAGCGATCTTAAAACAGAAAATATTGATGGAGAACCGCATATTACTTTCCATCCTAATACCATTGTTTACGCGGTACCTAAAAAATCAGCCCTCGGTAAAAAGATATCAGAATCCGAAATCGGTGTGGTCTGGCATACAACATACGGAGGACCAACTCTTGACTCAATGTCTGCAAGTTTTGGTCAGGCGATCTCAACAAAACTCAAAGACGTTAAAACAGTATGGCATGTAGATGCAACTTTTAAAGATGAGTCAGGTAACGCAACAATGACAAAGGCAGAGACTGATGAGATAACAGCAATGTTATCACAAGCAGGTTCAATGTTTAGAAAAATTGATGCAAAAATTTTAAATGAATTTGGAAAGAATGAAGATTTAAATCAAAAGGTAAATACATATATTAATTCAAAGGTCCGTGATGGACAACGTATAGGTGCAGTTAAACCTTTCGTATTAGGACTTCAAAAATACATACAAGATTATTATAAAAAGCAAGCAGATGCAAGAAAGACTCCTGCTGGTAAAAAAGTTCAAATGGATAAAGCAAGTGCAGCACTATCTATTTTCCAAAGACAAAATATCAAAAAGATTGAAGAGATCTTTGCTTTATACGATAAACTCGTTGATATTAAATATGTGATTATAAATAAATTAAATAAGGTTGAAGGAATTACGACCTTACTCAAAACAAAGAAAGGATTTGAAGTTACAGGTCAAGAAGGATTTGTTGCGATTGACCATTATGGCAAGAACGCATTAAAGCTTGTTGACCGTCTAGGATTTAGTAAAGCAAACTTCAGTTCAGAATATATTAAAGGGTGGCAGAAATAATGGCATTCGTAACAGTACCAGGAAGCAACGGAACATGGGAATATGACAACGCAGCAACTGCGGCGGATACATATTCTGATTCTCCAGGAACAGTCACAGCAGGTGTAAGATCATTTACAACACCGGGCGGAGTGACAACTCAAACTTATATCAAATGTAGGAAGCCAGGAAAGACCTTGGTGAACGGCGAAATCAATAAAGACTTTTATGATTATCGAAATTCACAAGGTACTCCATAATAGTTGACATAACCTCCTAACTTTGTTATAATATAAAATCTTTTACATAATGAGGAAGTGA